CTTACTGGTATAATGACTAAGTTACATCAATGTAAGTATAGATTTGGTCTTACAGGGACGCTAGACGGTACACAGACGCATCAATTAGTACTAGAGGGTCTATTTGGTGCAGCTGAAAAAGTTGTCACTACAAAAGAACTTATAGACAAAAACACACTTGCAAATTTAAAAATAAAATGTCTTATATTAAGACATCCAAATATAAGAGAGAAAATGACTTATGCTGAAGAACTGGACTATATTGTTACCAACAAAAAAAGAAATGATTTCTTACTTAATTTATTACGGCATCTTAGGGGGAATACTCTATGTCTCTTTCAATTGGTAGAAAAACACGGAAAGGTCTTACATGAAAGGTTGGGAAGTAATGACAATGTTTATTTTGTATATGGGGGCGTTGACACTAAAGAAAGGGAAACAATTCGTGGGCTGGTTGAAACACACACCAATTCTGTTACTATTGCATCCTATGGTACTTTTTCTACTGGTATTAATATTAGGAACATTCATAACATCGTGTTCGCAAGTCCAAGTAAATCCAAAATTCGGGTACTCCAATCTATTGGACGAGGGCTCCGCACAAGTGAGAGTAAAGATTCCGTTTTGATATATGATATTGCAGATGATATAAGTTATAACGAAAGAAGAAACTTCACTCTTAACCACTTCACAGAACGTCTAAATATCTATAACGAAGAACAATTTGACTACGAAATAAGTAAGGTAAAACTAAAATGAATGATTTTGCAGAAATTAAAGATTTTAAGCTTGTTAAATTAATTAATGGTGATGATATTATTTGCACAATTGATTCGAAAACTTTAGAAGAAAAAACACTAGGAATTTCTAATCCTTTAAAAATGCAAGTTATACCGAAAATGACACAAGAAGGAATTGAAGAGTCCTTAAATTTAAGCCATTGGGTTCATCCATATACGGAAACCAGAACTTTTCAAGTTCCTATGTCTAGTGTATTATTGGTTGCCGCTGTCTCGCCAGGCCTATCTCGTTATTATGAATATATTTTACAGAAGGTTGATAGAGAAGACCAACTTGCTTTAGAAGAAATTGATAATGATGATATTTATGATGAACTATTAGAATCTATGAACTTAGATAATAAATTAATACATTAATAGTCTTATGCATAAAGGGCACACCCTTTATACACTATATTTTACTTTGAGTCAAGTCTCTTTATAAAAACAAAGGTTCCTTGACATTATTCTAGCTATAGTTTATAGTAAGTAATAAATTATGAAAAGGAAGTTTTAATGGCTAAAACAAAATCCAACAAACCACATTACGTTAATAACAAAGAGTTTCTTGCAGCGCTGGTTGAATGGAATAAAACATTTGACTTGGATAAGGGAGATCAAGTTCCTCCTGTTACTAATTACATTGCAGAGTGTTTTTTAAAAATTTCAACACATCTATCTTACAGGCCAAATTTTATTAATTACACATATAGAGATGAAATGATTTCTGATGGTATAGAAAATTGTCTACAATATGTAAAAAACTTTGATCCAACAAAATCGCAAAATCCTTTTGCTTATTTCACACAGATCATATATTATGCATTTCTAAGACGTATTCAAAAAGAAAAGAAACAAACTCATGTCAGAAATGAAATGATTTCAAAACAAAATTATACAGCTTGGACTACTATGGAAGGTGATGATACTGGTTATAATGTCAGAGGCTTTGATCCTAATGTTATGGTTCCAGACGAAGCTGTATATAAAACAAAATCTGAAGAAGCAAAAAAGAAAAAAGGTTTAGAAACTTTTATGGAAGATGATGTAGAGAAAGTAGTAGTTTTAGGTGAAGATCGTTGAAGATTGCGATTATTACAGATACCCATTTTGGTGCTAGAAATGATAATCAGAACTTCAGTGAATTCTTTTTCAAATTCTATAATGATATATTTTTTTCTTACTTGAAAAAAAATGATATAACAACCTGTATTCATATGGGTGATGTTATGGACAGGCGTAAATACGTTTCCTATAAGACCGCTACAGATTTTCGTCAAAATTTTCTTGAAAGATTTCAAGAACTTAATATAGATTTGCATATGATAATTGGCAATCACGATACATACTATAAAAATACCAGTGAAGTCAATTCTATGAGTGAGCTTGCAAGTGAAGACCCGCTTACAACTATTTACACAGAACCAAAAGTTGTTGATTTTGATGGTGTTCCAATTGTTCTTATGCCTTGGATTAATGCAAATAACTATGATAAGTCTATAGATATTTTAAAGACTGCAAATGCAGATATTCTTATGGGACATCTAGAGATCAATGGGTTTGCAATGAACGCTGGAAATATGGTATGCGAAGGTGGGTGGGACAGACAAGAATTCAAAAGATTCGAAACTGTCTTTAGTGGCCACTTTCATCACAAAAATGATGACGGCCATATCTATTATCTTGGCACACCATATGAGATTTATTGGAGTGATTACAATGATCCTAAAGGGTTTCATATCTTTGATACAGAGACTAGAGAACTAGAAAGAATATTAAATCCGTATACAATATATGAAAAGATTTACTATGACGATTCTCAGCAAGATTATAGTAAACATGACGTAAGTAAGTATAAAGATCATTATGTAAAACTAATTGTAGTAAACAAGAAAGACTTATATGGATTTGATAAGTTTACAGATAGACTTTTAGCTGCAGATGCATATGAAGTTAAGATTATAGAAGATTTTTCAGAACTAGATGCAAACAATGTTTCAGATGAAATTGTAGAAAATTCAGAGGATACTATAACATTACTAGAAAAGTATGTAGATGATTTGGATGTTTCTTTAGATAAAGCTCGACTGAAAAATACAATGAAAAGTCTATACAGTGAGGCACAAGATTTAGAGATATAAATGTCGAGAAGTTATGAAGATTGGCCAGATTTATCAAAAACTACAAGTAATGATGATTGTAGGTTTTTGAAAGAACTTTGTCTAGAATATAATCCTAAAAAAATATTAGAGATAGGTACATTTGTGGGTAAAAGCACTTATGCCATGGCATCAGGCAGCAACTGTCCTATCTATACCATAGATAAAGATAAAGATAAATTTCTAAGACCAAAAAAATATAAACACTTAGCAGATAAAATTATTACACATCCATTTATGGACAGCGTAGATTTTTGGAGAAACTTTCCAAAGGTAAATGGGTTTGATTTTATATTTGTGGATGGCTGGTTGAGACAGATAGATGTTGAAAATATATTTGAAAGAACGCTTGATAATTTCTGGTTTGTGTCTCATGATTACACTTTTAAGGATAAAGGAGAAGAAGTAGTCAAAAGGATGTTAAAAGAGGGTATGAGCAGAAATTATGATTTTGATGTATCAACAGGTGGGGAATGTTGTGGATTCATAAAATTTCGCCTTGACATTTGAAAAGCAGCGTGATAGTAGTGACAAATATGTCACACTTTTCACTAAATAGTAAAAATCGCTGTCAAAATGCCAACTAGGCCTTTACAATTCTTATTGAGTATGTTAGCATGTATATATGATGAGAAATAAAGAGGTTATTCCAATGAAAAACAAATCGACACTTGCGAAACTGCTTGCAGAAGAAGATGTTAATGTTGTCCATAAACAGATGGAAACGGCATACTTTAATTCTAAGAGTCGTGAGTTAGGTCTTCCTATCTGGAAAGATGAGGAGATGACTAAGGATATTTATGACCTCATGGTATGTCATGAGATTGGTCACGCATTGTGGACTCCTCTTGATATGTTGGAGAAAGCTGCATTACGTAAAATCAATCACTCTTTTGTAAACATTATAGAAGATGCACGTATCGAACGTAAGGTTAAAAACAAGTATGCTGGTACAATCGGTGTGTTTAGTCGTGGTTATAATGAACTACTTGCAAAAGACTTCTTTGGTACTGCTGGTGCTGATTTGAGTTCATTTAATCTTATTGACCGTATCAACCTATTCTTCAAGAATAATCCTAATGTTTACTTTTCTGATGAAGAATTAGTATG